AAGGAGGAAAAAAACAAATTAAAAAAGATAAACATATTGGTAAAGTTGAATATATATGGATGAATAAAAATAAAAAAAAACAAGGAAAACATGCTATTAGATGGATAGTAGATATAAAAAATGGGAGATATATAGGAAGAGCTCCAAAAGTAGGAGTTTATCTAAGAGATTTAGATAAAAAAAGGGATAAAGATTTTGGAAAACCATCTATGCTACCAAAAAGTATAATATTTTTTAATGAAGCAATATCAGCTAAGAAAAAATCTAAAAAGAAAGGAAGAAAGCTCAGAAGAAAAAGAAAAAGAAAAACACGTCGCCGCAAAAGGTAAATAATATAATTTTAATATTTTATTAATATTATATATATGACTTTAATTCCAGTAAAATATGCGCCAAAACATTTAACAAAAAAAGATAAAGATAAAGCTTTAAAAGAATTAAAAAAATCAAGAAAATTATATAAAAAAGGTAAATATCATACCAGAAAGAAAATTAAATCATTTAAATCCAAAGTATCCCCTCATATTAAAAAAGCTATGAAAATGTATAAAGTTGATGAAGTTAAACCATCCAAAGAGTTAGCTAAAAAAACTAAATGCGATATAAAAGGATTACATGAAATAGTAAAAAAAGGACAAGGGGCTTATTTTTCTTCAGGTTCTAGACCCAATCAAACTGGACATTCTTGGGGATATGCTAGATTAGGAAGCGCTATAACTGGAGGTAAATCATCCGTTGTAGATTATCACATATTAGAGAAATATTGTAAAAAAGACAGTAAAGCATTAAAATTAGCAAATAAACTTAAAAAAACATATAAATATGGTAAAAGAGGAAAACATATTAAATTAGGAGGACGTAAAAATAAAACTCAAAAAAAGAAAAATAAAAAAAGGGGGAGAAAATGGACTAACAAATATAAATCCAGTATCGATTGTAAAAACCCAAAAGGATTCTCTCAAAAACAATACTGTAAATATGGTAGAAAATAAAGTATTTAATTAAATTGATTTAATTACTATTTAATTAAATTAATTAAAAATGAATAGGATTAATTATATTATAGTAAGACATAAGCATACTGCTATTGGAAAATTAGGAAGATGGAGCACTATTAAGAATATTGATGTTCCTGAAAATAAAACAGAATCTACAATAGAAAAGAATGTTGATTGGGCTAATCACGACCATTGTGGAGGAGAATTATGTAAGATGCCGGGTAATAAAAAAGATGACAAAGACAATCATAAGGATAACACTTATGAAATGGATTTCTATGTTCCTTATGTATTATGATAAATATATATCATTATTATATAATGAAAACTAGGAAAAATAAAACTAGAAAAAATAAAACTAAAAAAAATAAAACTAAAAAAAATAAAACTAAAAAACAATTTTTATATAATCCGGACAACCCTAAAAAATCATTTGATGTTTATATAGACAAAAATCCTAAAGATACTATACATATTAAATATACTACCATAAATGATGTAAAACAAACTATTAAAAAATTAGAAAGACTGTATAAAGCTGAAAAATATACTCATAAACGAATATGGCAAGTTGGTATGATAATGAAAGTTAGATTAGAAGCTATGTTAAAACATAAAAATGAGAGGTATCCTAATGCTAAAAAAGTAAAAGAGAGATTTATATTAGCTAATAAATATTTTAAATTTTTAGGAAAAAGATCAAAAGTTAAAACATTTAAAGAAAGAAAAAATATGATTTTTAGATAAATTCATATAAAAATATTTTTTTATTATTTAACATATGAAAATAGAAGAAGATATTAAGCTAGATTTTAATGATGTTTTAATAAGACCAAAGCGATCTAAAATGTCATCTAGATCACAAGTTAATCTAGAAAGAACTTTTAACTTTCCTAATTCAAAACAAACTTGGACTGGAGTCCCTATTATAGCAGCTAATATGGACACTGTTGGAACATATTCTGTATATTTAGAATTATCAAAACATCATATATTAACAGCTATGCATAAGTTTTATTCTGTAAATGATTATCTAGAAATGAAACAAATAGGATTGGACAAAGAATACTTTATGGTATCTACTGGAATTAATAAAAAAGATTTAGAAAGACTTGTTTCTATATTAGAACAGATTGATGTTAAATTTATATGTGTAGATGTAGCAAATGGATACATGGATAAACTATGTGAATTCTGTAAAAAAATAAGAGAACTTTATCCAGATAAAGTTATTGTAGCTGGAAATGTCGTGACTAGAGAAATAAGTGAAGACCTAATACTAAGAGGAGGAGTAGATATTGTTAAAGTTGGAATAGGACCCGGTTCTGCATGTATTACCAGAACGCAAACGGGGGTAGGTATGCCTCAATTATCTGCTATTATTGAATGTTCTGATGCAACACACGGTGTAAATGGTTATATTATAGGAGATGGCGGAATAACTTGTCCAGGAGATATGGCTAAGGCATTTTGTGGAGGAGCTGATTTTGTAATGATGGGCGGACAATTCGCAGGACACGATGAAAATCCCGGAGAATTAATTACTGAAAAAAATGGCAATGAATTAGAAATGTATAAATTATTCTATGGAATGAGCAGCGATACAGCTATGAAAAAACATTACGGTAAGATGGACAAATATAGGTCATCTGAAGGAAGAACTGTTAAAATAAAATACAAAGGAAAACTAGAAAATACGGTATTAAATTTTCTGGGAGGTCTAAGAAGCACTTGCACATATATCAATGCTAAAAATATTAAAAATATGAGTAAATGTTGCACTTTTGTCAGGGTAAATAGACAATTAAATACTATTTATGCATAAAAATAATAATAACAAATTAATATATATGAAAACTAAAAAATACAGAAATAAAAATAAAAATAAAAATAAAAATAAAAATAAAAATAAAAATAAAAATAAAAATAAAAATAAAAATAAAACTATAAAAATAAAAAAAATGAAACAAAATGAAAAAATTAATGATTATTATCTCTTTAAAGATTATCCCGATTTTAAACCTAACTTAAGTCCTAGAGAAATGTTTAAATTAGGAAGTTTTGGAGGAACTTATTGGCGTCCTATTAAGTCTGGAGTATTAGGTAAAGACTTGAAAAATCAACATAAAAAATATCCCAAAAGTTGGTGGAAAGGAATTCCAGAAGAATGGTTATCTTCTATAGATTATGATAAATCAATAAATAAATATGGGGTTAAAGTTGGAACTACTTTAGAATTTTGGGAAAGTAAAAATTGGATAGTATCTAGTCATCCATATGGATGGGTTCAATGGTATGCTGACTTTTTTAATGGAGAAAGAAGCGATGATGATGAAAGACAAATAAAAAGATGGAAACAATTAGCCAGCACTAAAGGAAGATTTATGAGATTTTTAGTTACACAAATCCTTAAGAAAAATGGAAAATGGGACGATGAATCTATAAGTCCAAAAATAAGACAAGTTCTACAACATTGGGCATACAAATTAACAAAAGAAGATTTTGACTATGAATTAAAAAGAAGAAAATTAAATTGATATTTTATATTTATAACTTTAAAAATATAAAACTATAATAATGAAAATAGAATTAACATGTTTTAGTCATAATTCAGCAATGATTAATGATGATGTTAAAAAAGACTTAAAATGCAGCAATAAAATACTATTACCAACATCCGTATTATTTGATATTACAAGTGAAAGCGACACTATTGATAAAATGTATTTTAAAATTTCCAATATAGAAACTATGTTTGGTGTTGTTTGTGCCGTTCATGAATTTAGCGCACCACAATCTATAGTTCATTTACCATCTTATATAATGGAAGAATGTGGTATGCAAGATGGCGATAAAGTTAATGTTGAATTAGTTAAACCAACTAAAGGAACATATATGAAACTTAAACTACATAATGGAAGAGAGTTTTCTAAAATAGAAGACCCCAAAGAAATGTTAGAAAAATATTTAAGTAGAAATTATCCTGTAGTAACTCAAGGACATACTATTAAAATTAAATATAAAAATAATAAGACCTTTTACATAGATATTGTTGAAACGAAACCAGAAGAAATTATTGAAATATTTAATGTAGATGTTAATGTTGATTTTGATAAACCATATGATTATGACGAAATAGAAAAGGAACGTTTAGAAAATTTAAAGAAAATAGAAGAAGAAAAGAAAAAACAAGAACTCGAAAAAACAAGAATTAGAAATGAAAAAATTAAAAACTTAAAGAAATCCCATACCGGATTTGTACCCTTTTCAGGAAAAGGATATACATTGGGAAGTAAATAATATTAATTTAATTAATTATCAAAAAATTATAATCAAAACATAATTTATTATGGCATTTAAAGATACAGTTATGACAATACTTATTTTCATTATATTTTTTATTTTAATTTGTTCAAGTTTATTTACTGCCGGATTAGATAATATTAAAAAAGATTGGAATAAATACAGATGTAATCCTATGGTTATGCCTATAGCCGGATATTTTGGAGAAGATGCTATGGCTAATTTTGTATATTGTGTAGGAGGAATACAAAAAGGATTAATGAATGTATTTACTGACCCCCTTTATTTTAATATTAATTTATTAGGAGATATAGCCAATAATATTAGTAATAATATAAATAAAGGATTAAGCATCATTGGAAATTTAGACAAATTCACTAGTTTTGTATCATTGGATATATTTAATATGTTAAGAAATGTTGTTGTTGAATTTCAAAAAATATTAATAAACATACAAGATTTATTTAAAAAATTAGTAGGTGTTTTAGTAGTTATTGTTAGAATGACCGAAGGAGCAGCTATGAGTGGTTCATCTATATGGAGAGGACCTATTGGTAAAACATTAAGAGAAGTTTGTTTTCATTCAGATACTCCTATAGAATTATATAATGGAACTATTGTTTCTATAAAAGATATTAAACACGGAGATCAACTCAAAGACAATGTTGAAGTATTAGGAACTTTGCGATTAAAAGGAACACCGTCAAATACATTTTTTAAATTATGGTCCGAAGATTTACAACAATATATTTTAGTCACTGGAACACATAAAATATTACCCAATAACGCCAAAGATTCATTTGATAATTTTATTAATGTGCAAGATTATCATTTAAGCAAACCTACTAGTAGATATTCTGAAACTTTATATTGTCTTATTACATCAACTAATAGAATACATATAGGAGAACATACTTTTTGGGATTGGGAAGATTAGAATATTATCCAATTTATATATAAGAATGGATAATATTAAAAATCCTATAATAGAAAGATTATATAATTTACATAAAAAATCAGGTTATTTAGATAAATATGGAAACTCTTTACTAATAACCATATTTATCTTCTTCATTTTTTTCATAATTATTTCTTATTTTTATATTAAACAAAATATTGAACCAATCAAAAAAGATTGGGGTTCTATGAAATGTCATCCCGCAGTAATACCATTCGCTGGTATTATTAATAAACCCAAAGGACAATCTATATTTGAATTCACTAATAATAATTTTATGGATTGCACTTCAATTATATTAACACAAATTACTAATATATTTACAGCTCCATTGTATTCTTTAACATCTATAACCAATGATGTTTTTAAAATGATTTCACAAGCTGATAATATGATGAATATTATTATATATAAAATTACTGATAAAATAGAAAAATTATTTGACCTTATAAAAGTACGTATTTTCAGTTTATTACCTGAATTTCAAAAATTAATCATATATATAAAAGATTCTTTTGAAAAAACAAATGGAGTTTTAGCTGGAACACTTCATTTTACGAGTGGAATATATTATACTATGAGAGCATTCATAGGAGCATTCATTGAAATTATTATAAAAGCTATGGTAATTAGTTCTGCTATTATAATTGGATTATGGGTTCTTCCACTTACGTGGCCTTTAGCATCAGCATCCACTATTATTTATATTTTAATAATGACTCTTATGGGAACTATAGTTAATAGTTCTTCTAGAATATTAGGAATTGTAGAAAAAAAAATACCACCCAAACCAGTAAATAATTGTTTCCATGGAGATACTATATTGAAAACTAAAAATGGAGAGATCAAAATATCAGATATTCAAGTTGGACAAGAATTATTTGATGGAAGTAAAATTACAGCAGTATTTAAATGTTCATATGGACGACGGGATATTATTAGTATAGATGGAATAAAAGTCTCTGGATTACATCCTATATTTCACGAGAAAAAAGGATGGATACCTGCTGATTTACATCCAGACGCAACAATCATACAATCTGATACCGATACTGTTTATTGTATTAATACTACTAATAAAGTAATAAAAATAAATAATTCTACATTTTTAGATTGGGATGAATTAGATAATTCTGATATGACTAAGATAAATAAATTATTCAAAATTAAATCTAGAAAATCTATTCACGAATTCTTAGATTCAGGGTTTCATCCAGATACACCTATTAAATTAATTGATAATTCTATAACTACCATATCTAATATAAAGATTAATGACCAATTATGTCCTCACGGAGAAGATATGGATTGTCCAAGAGTTACTGCTGTTGTTAAAATAGACGCATCTAACTTAAAAAACATAAAAAGATACACCACTATGAGTGATAATGATACTTTTATAGGAGCAAATATAAATGAAGCATATTATAATTTAGGAGAAATAATTGAAGATGAAAGTGTAGAAACCGATTCAAAAGTATTTTATCATTTAACAACTGACACTGGATTTTTTAATATCAACAATACTGAAGTTATTGATTACAACGGAAATATGGAATTTATATTTGATTATTAAATTATAATCTAAATATTATTTATATTTATGAATAAAACCATAGGCATTATACTATTAATTTCGTTCATTATACTAGTTTCTGTAAAATGTTGCTGTAAAAAAGAAGGTATGGCAAATATTACACCCAAATCTTCTACTTATGCTCCTGTTAATTTTAATATTTCACAGAACAATGTATCTAAAAAATATGACAAAATTTATATCCCAGGAGATAATTATGAAAAAGTTGAACTTCCTTTACCAGAAGGACAATTAACTTTTTTCGCTAATAACCAATTCAAAGCTGAATGCTGCGCTAATAATACAGTAAGTGGAAGCAATGGGTGTCCTTGTATTACTACTGAACAAAAAAATTATTTAGGAAGTAGAGGAGGAAATAAAGCTTTCACTGAATGGGATAAACAATTTTCTTAAAAATATTAAATTGATTTTTTCATTTAATATATTTATTATATATAAAATGGAAATTACCATTGATGACAAAAATGTAACCGTAAAAGGAGATGATATTATTAATATTGGAAACGGATGGAAAGCATTTGAATATTCTAATGAAAATTCTCCGGCACCTAAATTATATTATTTTAACCCATCCGATGAAAATTTAAAAGCTATCACTTTCGATGAATATGTTTCTTTACTAACCGAAGGTGAAACTATTGAAGGAATGTTAAATAAATTAAACCTAAAAATAGATGAATACTGTGATAAACAACCTGACCCTAAGCCTAAATTATGCACTGACAAAGATAAACTTCAAGAATTTAAACCCGATGAAGAAAACGAAGAGGATAAACAAAATGATATTGTTCAAGAAACTCAACAAGAAACTCAACAAGAAACTCAACAAGAAACTCAACAAGAAACTCAACAAGAAAAACCAGATAGTGATAAAAATGATGTTATTATTGAATCTTTCTTGAAAAAATATCCAGGAATGAAAAATATAATGAAAATTATTGAAAATAAAAATTAATTTTTACTAATACTTCTATGTAATCTGAAACATTTTCTTTTTAAAACTTTTTTATTATTTGTAAATTCATCATTTCCAGCTATGTCTTCTTTCTTAATATCAGCATATTCATTATATACTATAATTCCATCATCTGATACTTGTTGATACCCATTATCAAAATGGGTTTGTAAGCTAGCACCATAAATATAATTATTACTAGTATCTACATTGCTAGATGCGTGCTTAACACATTTATTTTCTGTAAATTCTTCTTCATTTATTTCATTTAAAAATAAATCATTATTTATCACTTTATTTTGATAATAATGATGAAATCCTTTTGTCAAAGAAATAAGATTTTCATGATTTACTGATTTGATTAATCTATTATTATTATCTATCTTATGAATATTAGAATTACTATTTGTTAAATCACAAAATAATGCTTCATTCTTTTTTAATTCTGTATATTGTTTTGATGATAATTTTTCATTACTTCTATTGCTGAAACAACTACTCATTTTATAATATGTATATATTAAATAAATTAAAATATATATAATTTTATATATGAATTTAAACATTGATAAATTTTCAAAAAATGATTTATTAGATATATTTAACATCCCTCAAGATGAAGAAATTTCCTACAATTTTATAGAAAATAAATGTCAAAAATATATTTCTAACGTTTCTAATGATCAACGATTATCTATTCAAAAAAAACAAAATTTATCCGCATTTTTAAATAATGCTATGACAAAACTTATGAAACTTACTAATACTATTGAAAATAATCATTTAGAAACAAATATTATTGATAATAATCATTTAGTTATACAAAAAAATAAAAAAAATGATTTAACATCTAATATTAATCCATTAACTACAAATAAAATTTATAAATTCTTAAATATAAATACTATTTTTAGAAAAAATTATTATAATACTAAATCTTCTGATTTTACTATTGATTTAAATGATAATATTAATAATGTAACATCTATCGCTTTAGAATCAGCTGAAATACCCAAATTATTTTATAAATTTTCAAGTTTAAATAAAACCAATGAATTTACTATTGAAACATTTGACATATCCGATAATCAAGCATCTACACCAACTCTTAAAAATAAAAAAACTCATCTAATTAAAATTAAAGATGGTAATTATACACCTCAACAATTATCTAATTATTTAAATAAATTTGTTTTTGGTATTAGTGGAAACGAATTATCCAGAATTACTACTAAATATGACGATATTACCGGTAAATTTTATTTCATAAGAGATAATAGACCCATTGAAAATGGAGGTATTGTTGGACCACCTCTATCTGATAATGGTATTGACCACCGATTTAATATTGATTTTAGAATCAGTTCTGAATTAAATAGACCAATACAATTAAATATTGGATGGATTCTTGGTTATAGAAAACAATATTATAGTTATGATGAAGACTTTATTACTGAAAGTTCTGCTAATACAATACAGATTGGATGTGGATATACACCCGAATCTATGTTTGATACTACTTCATCCAAATATTTATTTTTAGCTATTGATGATTTCAATAATAATTATTCTCAATCTATGATTTCGCCATTTCAAGATTCTGTTTTTAATAATAATATGATTCTAGCAAAATTAGTTGATAATGGTTCTAATTATAATTTTAGAAATCAGCAAATTGAAAAAAAAGCTATTAGACATTATTTTGGACCAGTTAATATTAATAAACTTAAAATTACTATTTTAGATGAATTAGGTAGAATTGTTGATTTTAATAATAGCGATTATTCTTTGTCTTTAAGAATTGAACAAATGTATGACCTTAATACTCATTAACTTTTTGAAAATGATCTAAATAATTTATTTTTTTCATTATTTTTATAAGACTCTTCTTTTTTTAAACCACTTTGCCATTTTAATGGGTCTTTACATAAATCCCTATTTATTTTTTTATTATTCAATACCGCAAATTTTACTAAATATTCTATATTTGGACAACTTACATAATCTGACCAAGTTAGCTTTGATAATTCAGTATCGATTTTTCTAGATACTCTCATATAATGTGATACTAATGGTTTTGACATCCCTAAAATAATATAGATATTATAATTTTATCAATTTAATATTAAAATTGATGAATTTAAATATAACTATTTAATAATTAGTAAATGTTATTTATTAACCCTCCATTTGGAAATTATATTTCATTGCCTAATACTACTTCTATTAAAGGAAGTTATACTTTAAAACCCAGGACTGGATTAATATCACAAATTATAAAAACCTTAAGATATTCTCCCGCATATCAAGGATGGATTAATAAGATTGGACTAAGAAATAAAGGAATTGATTATGCTATCCAACATTATGATGGAACGCATATTGTTAGTATTGCTATTTTAAACAAAGATGAAATTAAACCCATTGAAAACAAAATACCTAAAAATATGAATATTGAACTTAATGTTAGTTGTCCTAATACTGAACACGGAGTTATAACAAAAGGATTAAGTATATTTTTAAATCCTCAAAGAAAATGGTGTATAGTTAAATTATCTCCTATAGCAGATATTAATTTAGTTAAATCTTATTATAAACAAGGATTTAGACAATTTCATTGTTGTAATACATACCCCATAAAAGAAGGAGGATTATCTGGTCCCTCTATAACAAGATTTTCACAAGCATTAACATTAGATATTAGAAAAACATTCCCTGATTCCACTATTATTGGAGGAGGGGGTATTACTAACATGAAAGTTGCTGAAAATTATTTTAGATTTGGAGCTAATCATATTGGAGTATCTACATTATTATTTAATCCCATTAGATTCACTCAATTTTATTTACAATATATTAATAGTAAATACTGTAAAAATGATTTCTAACTATATCTTAATGAATAGATTTATTAGAACATTCGCAACTAAAAAATATAAGGGACTGCCTAAAGCTATTAGAGAACAAGTATGGATTAAAAATAATGGAAAGGTTTTTGAACATAAATGTTATATAAGTTGGTGTAGTAATAAAATTAATGTATTTAATTTTCAAGTTGGACACGATATTCCTAGAAGTAAGGGCGGTAGTGATAAATTAACCAATCTTAAACCTATATGTTCTAATTGTAATTTATCTATGAGTAATTCATACACTATTAAACAATGGGATAAACTATTGAAATAAATTGACTTTATTATTTTATATTAATTTTTTATTAATATAAAATGGCTGAATTATTAGGAGAATTGGAATATTATAAAAAAGAAAAAGAATTACTTGATATTCGTATGAAAACGTATAGAGAAGAATCTTTAGATTCTCAATATGCACCCACTAAAAGAGATATTTTATTAAAACAATTATTTATTATTGTTGAATCACAAGAAAATGAAATCCTTAGATTGAGAAAAATAATACAGAAAAACAAGAAAATTTAATTTAGACAAGCATTTCCATTAGAACAATACCATTTATTTAAACCGCTAAATTCACATATTATATGAATTAAAAATCCCGTTATAAATAATAACATTACCATATTATTTTTATTAATATTTTTATGACTTATTGGCATATTTAGTTTAAATAAATTTTTTAATGATAATGCTACTACTACTCCAACAACTATTGTTGCTAATCCTACTACTCCGGCTTCTATTAAAAGAGTCCTCATATATTATATATTAATATTAATTTATTTTTAAAAATAGTTCTTTAAGTTCGATTTTTAAACAATTATAGAACTTATTCTATTTTGAACTTAAAGAAATCATTTTTATTTCGCTCTTTAAGTAGCGTTTTGAAACAATAAAAACAATATAGCCTTTTTTGAACTTAAAGAAAAATTTATGATTTCGCAATATTTTTTTTTGTAAATTTCATACTAATTGTAATATTTGTGATGAATTATCGTTTATATAATGAATGAGTAGTTAATAAAATAGAAAAATATTTACTGAAAAAAAGGAACTAGTTTCGTCAAAAAAAAAAAGAATTTGTAGAAAAAAAAATCGAAAAGGACATTTTAAAATGTGCATATCGATTATATAGCCCAAGGTTTCTATCATTTTTTTTGCGGAACTTTTTTTTACATTTTTATTTATATATTTTCCCCTACATTTATCGTCTTAAAAAGTTGAAATTCTAAAAATTCATTTTTTTTAAAAAATTCATTTTTTTCGAAAACAACTTAAAAATAATATGGACATTATATATAACGTAAGTCATGCGTAAGTCGAAAGTCGCAAAAATGCGTAAAAATGCGCAAAAATACTATTGTGAAGAATGTGATTATATCACATCACGTAAAACTGATTATAATAGACATTTATCGTCTAAAAGACATTTAGAAAACTGTAAGTCATGTGTAAGTCAAAATGTAAGTCGAATTGCGCAAAAACGCGTAAAGTCATATATTTGCGAACATTGTAATAAAGAATATTCACACCGTCAAAGCTTATATTCTCATAAAAAAAGATGTAAATTTAAGAAAGTCAGTGTGGAGGATAAAAAAACGGATATTATTCCTTATAATAATAAAAAAACAGATGTAGTTCCCTTTGATAATGAAAAGTTAGAATTAAAATTAGAGTTGGCAGAGAAAAAAGGGGAAATAAAAGCATACAAAAAACTTATAAATGAAGGAAAATTAGGAAATACATACAATGGAGATACATATAATACAACAAATAATAACAATAATATAACATTGAATGTATTCTTGAACGAACATTGTAAAGATGCCCTTAATTTAGAAGATTTCATGAAAAACATACATTTTCAATTAAAAGATGTATTAAGTGAAGGAAATTATATAGAAGACTGTGTATCAGTTAAACTGTTAAATGATTTAAATGAAATGCCGGTGACTAAAAGACCAATACATTGCACAGACCAAAAAAGAAAGAATTTTGTTGTAAAAGATAAAGAAGAAGGATGGGTAAAAGAGAAAGGTTCAGATGGAGGCAAAATACAGAAAGAGATAGATAAATTATATGATAAAGCTTATGTAGAATTTTATCATGCTTATGATGATGAACATCCTTATCCTCAGAATACAAGACAAGAAGATATAAAACAGGAAACAAGTTATAAGTTAAATCAAAAGAAAGATAAACATAGGATAGTAGGTTCAGTAGCTCGTAATGTAGATGTTAAAGAAGCAATGAAAGATTTAGAGGAGAATGAAAAAGTATAATAGAAATATATTTTATAAACATATATAAAATATATGACAACTAAAAAAGTAAGAAAAATAAAAAATAAAACATTAAAAATAAAAAAATCAAATATAAATTCGAATTTTGATTCGGGAAATATTAGGTTAATAAAAAAGAAAGAAGATACTTATTTTTTAGAAATCAATGATGATCCATATAAGAAAAATATTAAAAAAAAGTTCCAATATTGGTTTTATTTCAAAGTTAGTAATGCGAAAAACAAGAATAATAAATATATAATCGAAAACATAAGAAGTTATTTTAATGATTGGTGTAGTTTTAATGTATGTTATTCTTATGATAATAAAACATGGAAAAGATGTGAGACTTTTGTAAATGATAGATTAACTTGGACAAAAAAATCAAGAAGAAATACAATATGGTTTGCTTATTATGTTCCTTATACTTTATCTAGGAAAATCAAGATGATTAATAAACTAAAAAATAACAATAATGTAGATTATAAGTTGTTGGGCAAAACTAGTTTAAAAAATGACATAGATATGATTACAATAGGCAATGGTAAAAAGATAGTATGGGTGGTTGCGAGACAACATCCTGGAGAATCAATAGGTTCTTGGATAATGGAAGGTTTCTTAAGAAAACTATTAAGGAATGTTAAAGAAATTAAAGAGAAATTTACATTTAAAATAGTAATGATGGCAAATCCAGATGGTGTATATTTAGGTAGATGGTATTTAACAAAAGATGGAAGTAATACTAATATAAATTGGTATAAAAATAGCAATGTTGTGGAGACGAAATTAGTAATGAATGAAATGAAAAAAGATAATATTTATATGGTATTAGATCTTCATGGAGATGAAGGTGCTCCAAAACATTTTTTAACAAAGGGTAAAAAAACGAAAGTGTATTATAAGTTCAATGAACTTTTAAATAAATATAATAGTAATTTTCAATTAGAGGATTACTATGATTTAGAAACTCCTAATAGCAGCCATCGTCCAACATTGGATAGGTTTGTTCATAATGGAATAACATTGGAGGGTTCATTAAAACATAAGATAGGAAAAAATGTTTCATTAGAAAAAGAGCCATTAAAGATAGGCTCAGATATATTTAAAGTATTTAAAGAGTTATAGATACATACCAAATGGTGCTTGATTATCGTCGCTTTTCTTAATAAGTTTATCAACGATATCTTTAGTTACGGTGAATGGGAATTCAACTTTGAGAGTTTCTTGTTTATCAAATAAGGTGGAGCCTTCTTTCATTAATCTATATAAATTTAGTTTAGTATATATAATTTCCAAACATCTTTTTAAGTTTCTAACTCCTTTTTCTTTATCAGTTAGGTTGTCGCATATATAAGTAATGGTTTCATTAGGAATAATAATTTGGTCTTTTTCGAAATTAACATTTTTCTGAATACTGGGTATAAGATAGTCATTAGCAATAACACATTTCTGTTTATTTTTGTATCCATCTGTTTTAATTCTATACATTCTATCTTTTAATATAGGATTAACTTTATTTTCATCATTATAACTGAATATAAACATAGCTTTACTTAAGTTAAAGTCGATATTAGAGAAATATTTATCGTGAAATTTATCATTTTGTGTAGTATCAGTTAGATGAGTAAGAATACCTACAATTTCTTCACCCTTAGGTGTGTCGCTAATTTTATCCAATTCATCAAAATATATTACAGGATTCATACATTTACAATTTAATAGTATATCAACGATTCTTCCCCATACACTACCTTCATATGTATATGAATGTCCTTCTAGGAAACTACTATCGGTAGCTCCTCCTAGTGCCAAGAAAGCGAATGGTCTATTTAATATCTTGCTGACTCCTTCTTTAATAAGTGTTGTTTTACCGGTTCCGGGGGGTCCTTTTACAGCGATGGCTGTTCCCAGAGAATTGGGATTAGAAATCCATTGTCCAACCATCTGTAGAATTTGCATTTTAGCATCTTCCATTCCATATACTGCTTCATCGAGAGTTTTTTTAGCATTTTCCATAAATTCTTGACATTTCTCGGGTCCATCAGTTATGGATATAGGTAAAGAATTATGTTTATTAAAAGGAATTCTCATAAAAGTATCAACCCATTGTTTAATTTTATAGTATTCTCCGGAACCGGGGTCCATATAATTTAAAGTATTGATTTTTTTCATAGCATTAGCCTTATAATTGACTGGTATTTCAGATTCAATTAATTGTAATCTATATGGTTTTTCAACATTAGTATATTCATTAATTTCTTCCATTTTTTTTAAAACAATTTTTTGTTGTGAGACTGGTAGTCCAGTAAAATATTTATAATCATTCATAATACTTTTTTCTCTTAATAATTTTTTAAATTTAGTAAGATTTTTCTGTTTCCCTTTTTTTTCAGCATTTTTCTTTTTCTTAGAAATTAGTTTTTGATTTGCTTCTACCATTTTACTAATTTTTTGATTAAATGCTTCTTTACCTTTCTTTTTAGTTTTGACTAAATCCTTCATTTCTTTAATAAGTTCATTAAATTCTAGTGTTTCTTTATCTAATCCTTTAATTCTATTTGATTTAACATTTTTTACAATTTCATATTCATCGTCGTCATTTGGGTCAGAATCAAGTTCAATATCGTAAGTTATATTAGTTTTATTATTTTCATTTTTTTTAAAATTAATTTTATGAATTTTTCCTTTATAGAATTTATCCCATCCTTTCTTTTTTACTTCAATAATATCTCCTTTTTTATATTTTGAATCTGGTTTATTTTTCTTATCATCTTCATCTTCTTCAGATTCATTATCAGATTCGTTATCATCATCTTCCTGTATAATTTTATTAACTTTCTTCTTTTTCTTTTTATCCTTTTTCTTCTTTTTCTTCCTTGTAGTTTTCTTAGTATCGTCATCATATTTATATTCTAAAACATATCCATCTTCATCATTTGTTTTAGATTTAGAAGTTTTAGTTTTAGTTTTAGATTTTTTGGATTTAGAAGTTTTAGATTTTTTGGATTTGGATTTGGATTTGGATTTGGATTTGGATTTAGATTTTTCATTTTCAGAAGATTCATAATCGTATTCTTCACCGTCATCAATTTCTGAATCTGAATTATTAACGAAAAATTCTTCGCCTTCTGGTCCAGTTGTAAAAATAATATTGAATTTCATATTTTGTTTTATTAAATCTTGAAATGCTTCATCTCCTTCAAAATCTTCATCATCTTGATTTAATGGTTCTCCATTAGCTCCAATATACATCAATATATCATCTTCTTCTGGGTCATACTCATCATCGTCATCGTCATCGTCATCGTCATCTTCATCCTCGTCATCGGAATCGTCATCTGAATCATCATCATCTTCGTCATCACCATCTTGATTAGTATCATCGGAATCAGATTCTTGAGATTCTTTAGATGTTTTTCTTTTATCAATTAGGTTTTGTATATTTTTAAGTTGCCTTTTCTTTTCCTTTTTACTTTTAGTAGGAAACATTTTTGAAATCATTTTTTGTATTTGTTTGGCATTTAAAGAACTATTTTTATCTATAATATCTTCTAAAGGATTAAATTCATCATCAGAATTATCAGAATTATCAGAGTCATTATAAATCCTTTTTTTATGTTTCTTAGTGTTTTTTTTAACACGTTTCTTGTTTTTAGGAGAATCAATCATATCTTTTTTGTCCATCAATGAATAATATATAATATCTAATATTTAAATTTTAAGTCAATTTAAATAATTAAATTGATTAATAAAAATAATCTAAATATTCTTTTATAAATATAAGAATGAATATGAAAAGAAAAATGAATCCATCAAAAATCATAGGAATTCAATTCAGTGTATTAAGTCCGGACGAGATACGGAAAGGTTCTGTTGCTGAAATAACTAGTCGTGATACATATATTAACAATAAGCCAGTAATAGGTGGTTTATTTGATCCCAGAATGGGCATATTAGACCCAGGTTTGCTATGTCCAACGGACGGATTAAATTATATGAAAACTCCTGGATATTTTGGTCATATAGAATTGGCTAAACCTGTATTTTATATTCAGTATTTAGAAACTATTAAGAAAATATTAAGATGTGTATGTTTTACTTGTAGTAAATTGAAGATAAATAAGGAAAAGCACAAGCATGTTTTGAATATGATTGCTAAGAAAAGATGGGATTATGTTTTTCAATTAGCAAGCAAAATAAAAAGATGTGGTCAATGCAGTGAAGATGGTTGTGGGATGAAACAACCAAGAAAGATTTACAAACAGGATTTAGCTAATATTTATGCCGAATGGGAGAATAGTGATGGAATAAAGAATGAAGAAGGTGTTGTAAATGAAACTCCTACTATGAGAATTACACCAGAAATGGTAATAAAAATTTTCAGACGTATTTCAGATGAAGATGTTACATTTATGGGATTTAGTCCAATTTGGTCAAGACCTGAATGGTTTGTATGTCAAGTATTGGCAATTCCTCCTCCTAGTGTTAGACCATCTGTAAAACATGATGCTCAACAAAGGAGTGAAGATGATATTTCTCATATTATAGTTAATATAATAAAAGCAAATACAACATTACGTGAAAAGATTAATAAGAATGCTCCTATAAAGGTTATAGATGATTGGAGCACAGTATTGCAGTATTATGTTGCTACAATGGTAGATAATAGAATACCGGGTGTTGCTGCGGTTGCTCAAAGGTCAGGAAGAGCTTTAAAATCTGTTAAGGAGAGATTGATAGGAAAGGGAGGAAGAGTAAGAGGTAATTTGATGGGAAAGAGAGTAGATTATAGTGCTCGTTCAGTTATTGGTCCAGACCCTAAATTAAGCATTCGTGAATTGGGTGTTCCTGTAAAGATAGCAAAAAATATAACATTTCCAATGTATGTTAATAAGAGAAATATTAATTATTTAACTAAGTTGATGTTGAATGGTCCAGATGTATATCCGGGTGCGAATATTATCGACCGTTCTAGTGGAGAAAGTATTTCATTGCGTTATGTAGATAGAACATCAATAAAGTTGAATGAAGGAGATGTATTACATAGGCATATGTTGGATGGAGATCCAGTGTTATTTAACAGACAGCCTACTCTTCATAGAATGTCAATGATGTGTCATATAGCGAAGATAATGTTTGAAGGAAACACGTTTAGAATGAATGTAGCCGATACACAACCATATAATGCCGATTTTGATGGTGATGAAATGAATTTACACAATCCACAAGATGAAGAGAGTCAGTTGGAGTTAATGACTTTAGCGGCTGTTCCTCATCAAATTATTAGTCCTGCTAATAATAAGTCTATTGTAGGTATTTTCCAAGATTCATTGTTAGGATGTTATCGTTTTACGAGAGAGAATATTAAATTTGATACTAGACAAGCAATGAATTTATTGATGAATTATGATAATACTAATCTGAATTTGTTTTCAAATAAAGATGCTACGATTACAAATTTCGATATTTTAAGTCAGATAGTTCCATCAATGTCAGTAAAGTTTGCGAATAAACAGTTTGATTCGGATGAAAACCGAAGAACATCAAATAATATAATAGAAATAGTGAATGGTAAATATGTAAGAGGTCAAATGGATAAAGACACTTTGGCAGCTGGTTCAAGGGGATTTATTCAATCTATATACAATGATTTCTCTCATATGAGAGCATCAAAATTTATAGATGACTTACAATGGATTATTACGGATTATATGCAATCAAGTTCTTATAGTGTAGGAGTAAGTGATTTGATAGCAGATGATACTACAAATACAAATATTACGGAAGTAATGGGAAAGAAAAAGAAGGAAGTTCATAATTTGATAGATCAATTACATTTCAATGTATTTGAAAATAATACGGGAAAAACGAATGAAGTCGAGTTTGAGACACGAGTTAATTCAATATTGAATGATGCTCAAGGAGAAGCCGGTAAGATTGGTAGAAAAAGTCTTTCAAAAGATAATAGATTCCTTATTATGGTAAATGCTGGTTCTAAAGGAAAGATGATAAATATTTCTCAAATGATTTCGTGTTTGGGGCAACAAAACGTAGATGGTAAAAGAATTCCGTATGGGTTTGAAGACAGAACGTTGCCTCATTTTAAGAAATATGACGATAGTCCTGAAGCGAGAGGATTTGTAGAAAGTTCATTTATTCAGGGATTAACGCCGGAAGAATTATATTTCCATGCGATGGGTGGTCGTGTTGGTCTTATTGATACGGCTGTTAAGACATCAACTACTGGTTATATCCAAAGAAGGTTGATTAAAGGTATGGAAGACTTAAAGGTTACTTATGATATGACTGTTAGAAATAATAAGAATAAAATAATTCAGTTTAGTTATGGGGATGACAATATAGTAACTACTAAGGTAGAAAACCAACCTCTTCCTTTAACTAAAATGAGTTTGGAAGAAATATACAGTCATTTCCAGATGCCTTCAATGGATTTAAAGAATGAAGATACTTTAACTTTATTTAGTAAGCGTTCTAGTAAAAGATTAAAGAAGCAATCTGCGAAACTTAAAAAGAGAACAAAATCAATAATTAATGAAATGTTGGATGCTAGAGAAAAGATGATTAAACATGTGTTTGATTATCAAGATAAGGTGGTTGTCCATATTCCAGTTAATTTTAAACGTTTAATGAATCATATACAAGAACAATTACATATTACTAGTGATAATATGGTAGATATTACGCCATTAGAAGCATTAGAAATGGTGGATTATACTTATGATATGTTGTGTGCGAATAAGTTGAGCAAACCAAGTCAATTATTTAAGATAGCGTGGTATTATTATTTGTCTCCTAAAGAGTTATTGACAATTAGAAGATATAATAAGAAATCATTAACAATGTTGATGGAAATCCTTACATTTAATTATAAGAAAGCGATAGTTCATCCGGGAGAGATGGTTGGTATAATTGCTGCTCAGAGTATAGGTGAGCCTACGACGCAGATGACTTTGAATACGTTTCATTTTGCAGGTGTAGCTAGTAAGAGTAATGTAACTCGTGGTGTGCCACGTATTGAAGAGATTCTATCTCTTTCAGAGAATCCAAAGAATCCATCAATAACAATAATGTTGAAGGATAATGATAGGGAAGATGTTCAAAGAGCACAAGAAATCAAACATAGTTTGGAATATACAAATTTAAGAGACATAACAAATAGCGTTGGAATTTATTTCGATCCTAAAATGGATGAAACATTGATAGATGAAGATAACGAATTAATAGAAAGATATTTAGAATTTGAAAATATGTTAGAAATGAATGGATTAAATCTAGAAAAAATATCATCAAAAGACTTTTCAAAATGGATAATAAGATTTGAATTATCTAGAGATGAAATGTTGGATAGAGGTATTAGTATTGATGATGTTCATTTTGCGATAAAAAATATAGTGAAAGAAAAGATTCACTGTATATTTAGCGATTTTAATGATAATAGTTTAGTTTTTAGAATTAGAATTGAATCATCATTAACTCAGATGAAAAAGAAGAATTTGGACCAAGAAGACCATATTTATATGTTAAAGAATTTACAAAATAATATATTAGATAATGTAATTCTTAGGGGTGTTAAAAATATTCCAAAGATTATTATTCGTAAAATGGTAAATTACATGGTTAAAGATAATGGGAATTACATACCAAAGGATATTTGGGTATTAGATACTATAGGAACAAATCTTCTAGACATCTTGGGTCAGGATAATATAGATTCAAGTAATACATTTAGTAATGATATTCAAGAAATATATCGAACTTTAGGAATAGAAGCAGCTAGACAATCCATATTTAATGAGTTGATGGAAGCAATAAGTTTTGATGGAACATATATTAATTATCATCATATGGCGATGTTAGCGGATAGAATGACTGCTACATTGAAGATGGTATCAATATTTAGACATGGTATTAATAATGATGATATAGGTCCTATAGCAAAGGCTAGTTTTGAAGAGACTCCTGAGATGTTTTTAAGAGCAGCTAGACATGGAGAATTAGATTTAATGACTGGTGTATCTTCAAATGTAATGTGTGGTCAAGATGGATATTTTGGAACGGGTTCATTTCAGGTGTTATTAAATATGCGTAAAATGTCTGAGTTAGGTGAAATGAAAGAAATATCGGAAGATGAAGATATGGAAAACTTGTTTGATATAGATAATCCAAACGATAAATGTTCAATGACAAATATAACTATTAAGAGTAATGCTAATAATATTAAAGAAGAAGATATGGGTCAATTAGATGATGAATATGACATAGATTTATAATTTATATAAAATATTATAATATATTATATGAATGATACACAGACACTATCTGATATATTAAATAAGTTAAAAACGAGATATGAAAACAATCCACCACTTATAAATTTTTTTGTAGAATTAGGAATGAATAAAGAAAATAATATATCTTGCGTTGCGTTTTATAAGAGATTTATATTGGAAAATAGCGATGGAACTTTTGATGTAAATGATATAGATAAGATAGAAGATTTATATATAAAAGCAAAGGGTTATTTGAACAGTTTAAATAGGTTGATATATAAGTATAAATTAAAAAAAGCAATTAAATACAATGATGAAGATTTATTTTTTAATAAAATAAGTGATTATAAATCAAATCAGGTAATAAATATATATTCAAATAAGACGTTATATGCTTTTAGAATAAGCGATTTAATAAATTTATGGAATGATTGTTTAATAAAATCAGAAAATCTATTTTGTAAAGCGTCTGAATTAAAAAATCCATATACTAACATAGAATTTTCAAAACATAATTTATATAATATTTTTTTTGCTATAAAGGATAGTGATTATATAATGCCTTCTTGGATTTTATTATTTTTTTATGAAGATTTTGATATAAAGAATTTTACATATAAATATTATTCATCGTTGAAGGATATAGCTATTATATCTTTTATGAAAGAAGGAACTTTATATGAAAAAATAGAAAATATAGATAATATGCTTCATCAATATGGTAAAGAAGTTAATTACCATACATTGAAGGAAACTTTAAGTTTATGTGATAAATTAATAATTTGTAATATATTGTCTAATCCCTTACAAAAATACTTATTATCTACATTATCGTGTAATCCATTAGTTAGACAAACTAATAAAAGTTCTTTAAGTCGATGGCTAAAGAATTATTTTGAAAATAAAGATAATAAGGATTTAAAATTATATTTCAAAACATATGTTCGTTCTCATAGAACTCCAATAACATTAAACCCTTTAACCAGAAGAATTTTACGTAGAGTGATAGATGCTTCTGAAATTTCTGGTAATGAAAATGTTATTTTATCTACGTCTAATTTAATAAATGATATTAGTTATGTTAATCCGTTTGTGCCTAGTAATACTATCCCAAGAAGTCCTACTAGAGAAAGTGTTATAAGAAATATAACAAGAAATCATCCGCCCGGATTACTTCCGCCTCCTCCGCCTCCTAGTTATATTAGAACTGTTAGATCATCTCCAAATCCACCTCCTCCACCTCCAGTTAATGAAGAAAATAGAAGTGTTTCATCTTATGCTCAAATACCACTACCCAATATAAGTTCTCAAGAAATTACTCTAGATAGTGATGATGATGTTGATATGGAAAATGTTGAAAATGATATAGAATCTGAATCAGAAACAGTACAGAATAGGCAACAATCTATTAGAAGAAATTTCAGATTTTTTCCTCGCAATTAAATAATATTATAATTACTACATTAATAATATTATTTTAATTTTTCTTTTTCTTTTTAATATTAACTTTTATTCTTACTTGTCGTTTTCTTCTTACTTGTCGTCGATTTTTTCTTTCAAAATTAAATTTTTCATATTGCATATATATAGATTCATTTTTATTATTGAAAATATGGTCTATATATTCTTTATTAGAGTTAAATTCTAATGAATTATTAATTAATTTTTTAACATATGAATTATTTAAACTTAATTGTATATTTGAAGTATCGGAATTATTTTCTCCATAAAATCCCATAGTTGTCTTTTTAGAATCATCCCGTTTCATATCTAATTCACTTAATGTATATGTATCTCGTTTAGTTTGTGCATAAAAATTAGTTATTTTGTATGTAGCAAGAGATATAACATAAACAAATGATTTATTATCAATATTAGTATATAAATTTCCTCTTTTTTCACATCCAATTAATCCATCTTGAGTTATATTTTTTAAATTAAATGTAGTAAATAAATATTGATTACAATTATTCATTTTTTTTAGATTATAAATTTGATCTAATTTTTTACTCTGATGTTTTATAAATCCAGTTATAATTGCGGGTATTTTATATTCTTTGCATAATAGATAATATTCAAATTCAGTAAGATAAAAGTTGCTCCAATCATCGCTTTTAATATTATTTGCTAGTGCTTCATATGGATTTTCATTATCTAATATCAATATATTTTCCCATTTTGGAACAAATATATTTCTTAATGTTAATCTAAAAATTTCTCTTAGACTATATAATCTATTTTCTCTTTCTTTTAATTTTTTATAGAAATTTTCAGATGCTTTTTGAAAATTATTAGATGCAGCTCTCAATACGAAACTATCAGATTCTGTTTTTTTAGGAGGCTCAGTAATTAATACATTATCTTTATGTAATTTTTCATATATTTTTACCAATTTATCAATAATTTGTTCTTTAGTTATATTTTTATCAAAATAATGATTAAATAAATACTTAAATAAATTCCATGTGTTATCTTTTTCTTTTTCTACTGAATTAAATGAAAAATTTTCTACCAAATTGATGGGAACTAATTCAAATGGTTTTTTTCTTCTAATCTTAACTTTTATATTAGGTCTATTTTGTATTTTTGATTTAATAGTTGATTTATCCTTAGTTTTTATAACTTCAGTTTCAACATTATCTTTTAAAGAAAATACCATATCATATGGTTGTGTATTTATAGGTTGAGAAAAGTCATATGTATTTTTATGTTTAATAAATGGATTTTTCTTTTCAATTATAATATTATTCAAATAATTATTTAATAATACTTCTTCACTAACAATAATTTCATTTTCATTAATATTATATTTGATGTAATCCAATGATAAATTAGAATTAGAGTTGAATATATAATCTCTTATCCTGTTATATCTTAATATTTCATCCGTTAATCTATTAATATATAAAGATTTATTTTCCTTATTATTTGTTAAGTTAATATTTGGTATTACTAACATATTTGGTTTTAATAAGAAACAAAAGTCTTTAATAGAAATTTCATCTCTTTTATCATAATATGTATTTAATAATTTATTATCTATATTTTGAAATAATACTATATTATCAGTCATTATATTGGATACAATTTCTTTTATTTTTTGAAAAGAATCTTTATTTCTAATATCTTCACTAATTTTCATTAAAATATTTTTATAATTATAATTAGATATTTCATTAATATTATTTTTGAATAAATTTCTGAAGCATGTATAAAACTTCTTTTCTAATACGCTATTTCTAATGTATTCAATTCTTAATATATCTTCTTCATTTTTTGTAATAATATCTTTATTACTAGAATATGATTTATTATCTTCAGAAATATTAACAATATGATCTTTTAATTTATTATTATTTTCATCAACCAAATAATGAATTTTTTCATCAAAGTTTAATTCTTTTACAGGAATATGTTGATTAGTTTCTGTAATTAACCCAGTTATAACTATATCATTTTGAAGTATTATTTTAATAGGATTAGATGGGATATTTAATTTACTAATTTTATTTAAAATTTCTATGGTATCTTTAAAATTAAAAATATTAGATGTATCGTCTATAAATGTATATTCTAAATCGATTAACACATTAGATGGGAAAATAGGTAAATATACTTGTTTATTTTGATATTGAACAATAAGGGCTATAGATTTAAGATTATAGTTTATAACTTGTTTAACAACATTAAATTCAGAATTTTGTTTTAAAAATTTAATCATTTTTTTAATATGATAATTTTGTTTATATTTATAACTTTTTGGAATACTAGGTTTTGCCTTACATTCTTTTAGTAATATGTCTATCATTTTAGAAAAAGTATTAGGAAGTAAAGTGTTCTTTAAAAATGAATTATCAAATAATATTGTTTGAATTTTTTCAGTAGTTGAATATAATACCAAGGGTTCATAATAATCATATTCAGAATATAACATTAATGTTTTTTTTCTATTTGAGAAAATACGTTCTATAGGAGAAGGAGGACAAATAATTTCTATTTTTTCATAACTATCATTATTTGGATTATTAAAAATAATCATATTTATTCCATTTTCAAAGAGTAATCCTCCTTCATCTTTTCTTTTTGTTATAAAATCCCATAAATAAGTGTAATCAATAAATACTTTATCATTTTTAATGTATTCTTTAAAATTATTATATGATTTTTTTGCTTTTTCTTCAATTTTAGTATTTAATATTTCATTAATATCTCTATTATTAATTTTAATATTTTCTATATCAGGTTCCACATTACTATCATAAAATAAATCTATTAATCCACCATTAAATGCCATTATAAATTTATTAATATTCAAATTTCTTAATAATGTTTCTTTTAATAATGAAACAGTCATAGATTTATCTATAACTCTAGCTATAGTTTGTAAAAAAGCTTGATTAGGATTATTTTTTATTCCCAATCTTAATAAACATGGTGTATTTTTTTTCAAGTTTGTATTATTTGGTGGATTTTCATAACATATAGATTCAGAATTATATTGAATAAATCTTTGTAAAATAGGTTTTAAATAACCTAATCTTTCTGGGTATTTAAGTGGAAATTCAAATAATTGTGGTTTATTAGAATGTTCTCTAACAGTTTTTTCAGGTTTTATATTAGTTTTACATTGTTTTGCTTTATCTTTAAAATCTTTATTAAAATCTTTTTTATTATTTTTTAAATATTCTCTATAAATTTTATTTTTTTCTTCTTCAGTTGTAGCATTTGCTTTTAATATTTTATTTTTCAGTGATTTAATGTCATTTTTTGATAAAAATAAATCTATTTTTTTCTGTTGTTTTGAACCATTATCATCTGTTTTTTCTAATTGTATTACTCCATTGTTATCTTTTATTTCAAAAGATGGTCCTTTTGAATTATTCCATTCTTTTGCTAATTTCTGTATTTCAGTGTCAGAACTATTAGTTGAAACATTACTTTGATTACTATCTCTAGCATCATACATATCTTTGAAATAAAGATTTTCTTCTTGTGCTTTTTTATCTCTTCTTAATTCTTCTTCTTCTATACTTTCTTCATCTTTCTTCTCATCTCCATTAAATGTTAAAGGAACTTGACTACAACAAGGAACGCATTTATTTTTTGGATGGTTATCAGTTCTTTGAAATGTAGGAAACATAGGTTTAAATGAATATGGATTTTTAGTTTTAGCTGGGTTTCTCATACGATTATCTATTAATTCAATAATTCTTTTTCCAGGTTGTATATTTGATGCTTTTCTTGGATTAACGGCTGCCCATCCGCCGCATTCTCCTTTATTAATCTGATTAAATGTTAAACTTCTAGATTTTCCTTCTTCATCATAAAAACACCAATATCTAGGACAAATATAATGATACCCTTCATAATTAATAGATTCATCATACGATTTATCTCCTGATTTTTTATCTGCGTCATCAATTATTTTTTTTTCATCATTATTTAAAATTACGGGGTGTTTTTTATACTGCCATCCACAATTACTTGTAAATTTTTTATAATTGAATTTTTGGTCTTCTTTTTGACTAGTGATAAATATATCTGGTTGTCTTTCTTTAAGTCTGTTAGTGAACCAGTTTTTAGGACCTTTTAATTTAATATCTGTTAAATCAATAGATTTCTTTTTACCTCCGGATAAAGTAGAAGTTAATTCATCTTCTTCATCTTCTTCATTATCGCTATCTATTTCCGAGTCTTCCATTCCTGAAAAAAATGAGCCATCAGACTCTGAACCTGAATCTGGTTGTATAGACACAGGTTGTTCAGATTCTTCACCTTCTTCTTCTTGTTGTATAGAAGCGGGTTGTTCAGATTCTAATTCTTCTTCTCCTTCAGATTCTAATTCTTCTTCTTCTTCTTGTTGTATCGAAACAGGTTGTTCAGATTCTAATTCTTCTTCTCCTTCAGATTCTAATTCTTCTTCTTGTTGTATCGAAACGGGTTGTTCAGATTCTAATTCTTCTTCTCCTTCAGATTCTAATTCTTCTTCTGAATTCCAAAATGAATCTTCACTGTCGCTTTTGTTTTTAGTAATTTCTAGTTCATCTTTTTTAGATTCAATAGGACTAAGACTATCACCTAGTTCTGAAAGTTGTATAGATTCATCTTTAGTTTTTGATAATGATTCTGGTTTTGTAGTTATAATATTTTTAATAGATGGTGTAAATTCATTTTCAGGAGAAGCTTGAGTTTCTAATATAGATTCATTTATGTTTTTTGGTGAATCAGTTTTAATGGTTTCTTTTATTTCAGATATAATAGGAGATTCTTCATCAGAATCTTCATCGTCACTAAACATAACTAATCCTGTTTTTTTAGATGGAACAATATCAACGACTTCACTGGTAATATCTTTCGTTTTTATACTGGATTTAATATAAGAATCTTTTGAACATTCAGGAATGTTAATTTGTTCCATATTAATTAATGAATTAACAAAGTTTTCTATATGATTATTAGTAATATAGTGTATATTATTTATATTTTCAATTAATAATATTTTTTTATATGTAATTGAAGATTTATTAGTGAAAGAATTATATATATTAATTTTAAATCCAGGATGGTCTAATAGTTGTATTCTAGAACTATTAAATGTAGATTGAATTTGATTATTTTGAGAAAAATAGTCATTAATTTTTTCAGAAGCTTTATCTTCAGATAAATTAAAATTTTCCATTAGTAATTCTTTAATAGCATCAGGTGCTATTAATTCTTGATTTTTGTTGTTAATGAATGCGTCAATATCATTCATTTCAGAATAAAGTGAAACCTTTTTATAATTCAATATCATTTTCTTAGTTTTTTTAGATAGAACAGATATAATAGAAGATAAACATCCTATATTTTTAATATTAAAATCTTGATTGCTATCTATAATGAATTTATATGACATATTATTAATTTGTATATTAGTATTAGTGAATGATGTAGCGTTATAAATATTTTTGAATGAAGTATTAATGAAGGATTTAATTTTGGATATAATTACATCATCTAATATTTTAAATATTTGTTTTTCTAATTCATCAATTTTAATAGGAACATTAGAATCTAATTTAATATCAATAAATCCATTTTCATATAATTCACAATATATTTCTTTAAAAGATGATTTCAAATCATTATAAATATAGAATGCTATTTTTTTCTCTTTGGAAAAATTAGAAATTATATTTTTTATTTTACCTAATTTCTGTTTGTTATTAATAAATAAAGAAGGTATTTTTAATCCAGAATTAGAAGTATGTGAGCAATGTAATCTATATATATTTTCAATAATTTTTCCAGATTTGTATTGTATAATGGGAACATTTTGTATAGAATGTATTTTTTTAAATAAATATTCCAATGGCATTTTAACGGGTGATATAGGGGAAATAGAAAAATTAATATATGAAATACCTTTTTTATAATTTATTTTTTTCTGAGTATGTTTATTAATAGAATTAATATTTTTAATGTATTTAAAAATGTATCTATTATAATCTTTTTTATTTTTATCTTTCAATAACATTTTAGATTTAATTAAATCATCGTGTGATAGTATATTATGTATAGAAGCAATATTAGGAAAATATAGCTGTATTAAATAATCTTGCGAAACGGAAGTATTATTTTTGAATGATTCTAATACTTCATCAGCAAAACAAATATATATATCATAAATCTGTTGTTCATTATTTTCGGTATATTCAAAAATGAGTTTTCTATTAAATGTAATAATGGAATTATTAATCTGCATTAAAATGTATGGGTCTTGATTAGATGTTAAATAAGGATTAGCATTAAACGGGTATAAATAATTAACGTGTACTCCTATAGGAGAATGTATGATATTTTCTTTGTTCCATATTTCTAAAGAAGGAAAATTTTTAATATTATTATCTAATGAATTAGGATTTTTTAAAGAAGATGAATCATTAACTATATTATTAAGATAATTTTGTATATTATTTTGTGTTAAGATATAAGTATCTTTTTGTGTAATATTGTTATATGCGTTATTAAATGTAATAAGTTGTTTTTTGGGTGTAAATAAATATATTTCATCAATAGATTGATTATTAAATAATGAACATATTTTATGTTTTAAAATAAATAAAGAATCATCAGAATATATATTTTGTTTAACGTGTTCCCAGTTAGATAAATTATTTGTTACAGAAATATCTAAATCATCATTTTCTGAAAAAATATAAGTTTTTTCTACTATTTGATTTTTTATATGATGAATTTTAAATAATTGAGACATGTATATAAATACTAGTTATTATATTTATATAAATATGATAAGGAATATTATAGTAGCAATAGGATACTGGAATAGAGGTATAGGATTAGATAATAAGTTATTATGGCATCTTCCGCCTGATATGAAAAAATTCAAGTCATTAACTATAGGTAAAGGTAATAATGCTGTATTAATGGGTAGAAAGACAATGGAAAGCTTACCTAAAGGCTATTTACCAGATAGAGACAATATAGTATTATCAAAGACGCTAAATAGTGATATAAATGATAAGACTATAATATTTAATAATATAATTGAAGCAGATAATTTTGCTGAAAAACAAAATTATGATGAATTATGGATTATAGGAGGTGAGCAAATTTATAAAAGTTTTTTAGATTACGATAATATAGATAATATTTATATGACTAATATAATAGACACGTTAAGAGCAGATGCTTATTTTCCAGTATTATCAAATATATATAAAGAAACATATAGAAGTGATGATTTAGTTTATAAAGGATTGCCTTATTTTTATCAGACGCTTAGTCGTATAAAATAATGTTTTACATATCATAATAAGGGTTATCTGTTATGGTCATACCACAATAATTTTGAGGATTTTTTTTATAATCAACTGGATTATAAATATTAATTTGTTTGGCTTCTTTTATTAAAAATTTAAAGTTTTCCCAAAATTCTTGAGTATGTCCAACGGATTTAGTTGCTATATGGGATACTTCGTGTATAGCGACAAACATTAATGTATTTTCATCAATGAGTTTATTTCCAGTTTTGGTTGTATTAACACAAAATGCTATTTTTTCACCTTTATTTTCAGAATATGCGGTATATGCGCTAGTAGGTAAGGTTTCATAAATTTTCTTAGGATTGAAATTAGTATATAATCGTTTAATATTATCTCTAGATGGATATTTTTCTTTTAAATGAGAAACTAATTTTTTTAATTTTAAAGTAGTATTGGCTAATAAATCAGCTACTAATTCTAGTTTAGGTCTTTCTCTAACACAGTAAGTATTATTATCGACTTTGGATATTATACATTTTAATTGAAATAAATCAGAATCTTTATATATTTTTAGTATTATGATGATTACAAAAATCATTAAAATATAACCTAATATATCTATTTTTTTCATATTTATATATTGTTTCTAAAATTTATTAATCATATATTATATTATTTAAAATATGATTAGACTTAATGAGAACCAATTTCAAGAGATTTGCGGAAATTATCAGCTTCGATGGTGCTGTTATTCCATGGTCCAGTTTCAACTCTGGGGTTGGCGGGTTCGCTGCGGACCTGTAAATTGGCATTACGTAAGCTAGTTCCTACGGTGTTAATACCGATGTGGTGTCCAGCTTTTAAAAGATTGACATTCATAAGATCTCCAGATCCCATAGGATTAAGTTTTGAGAATTCGGTGTTTTCATCTGCTGGGAGTAAATCTTTTGGGTCATTGACACTCTGTCTAGCACAGTTAGACTGGGCACCATTAACACTAGAAGAGACCCCTGCTGCTTCTGCTGGTCCAGCATTCTGTCCCATTGGTTCAGATGGCTGGAAATTATTTGCACCGACATCAACATCGCCTTCTTTTTCAGAGGCTTGGTTTTGCATTCCTCCTAAAACCATTGATTTAAGGGAATTATAATTAAGGACTAAATATGCGAGAACGGCAATAAGTAAATAGAATTTTAAACTTCCAATTTTAGGTAAGAGTTTCTGTATTGGCTTAAGCAACTTTGTAATATTCATTTATATAAACTTAGTATATAAAATTTTTTTGAAAATAATATTTTTGCTAAATAAAAACATCGTTATAGTAACATTTTATCTAAGATTTCATCATCAGATGATTCAACTTCATCAATCATATATGTTTTTTTAATATTTTTAACTTCTAAATATGCCTTGACAGCATTTATTTTGGCTAATTTAGCTTTATTTTTGGCTTTTTCATATAATTCTAAATAAACTTCATTTGGTTTTTTTAAATTAACAATTTCAGAATCTTCAGGAATATTTAAATCCATTTCGGATAAATCATTTAAATCATAACTTTTTTCTAAATAATCCTTATTTTTTTCATTAGATATTTGAGATTCTTTTATTTCTTCTGATATTTCTTCTGATATTTCTTCTGATATTTCTTGTTTTAATGTTTCTGAATTATCTTCCTGAGATGGTTCTTCATGAATTTCTTGAGATAATTCTTCTTGAATTTCTTGAGATGATTCTTCTTGGATACCATCAACTTTTTCTATGTCTTCAGACTTTTCTTCTTCAATAACATTATCTTCATCATTATCCGATTCTTCTATTTCATTATCTTCTTGTTTTTCAGAAATATTTAAATTAACTTTGTTATTAGTATCATTTGTATTATTTAATATAGATTCATTATTTTGTAATTCAATATTAGATGATTTTTTAGAATTACTTACTTTAATAATACATTTATCAAAAATGGGCATTTCTTTAATTAACATTATTTGTCTTAAACAATATTCTAAATGAAAACTAGATGATGAAAATTTTAATCCACTAATTTCTAAAATAGTTATTATAGTGCTATCTTTGTTTATTTCTTCTAAATTTATTTTATTTTGTTCTGAATCATAAACACTGACTACTTCATTTAAATTTTTAGATTTTGCTAAAAATGTTCTTAAGATAGTATGTTTTTTAAATATTTTTATGGAAGTATTCCAATTATAATCAATATCGTCTAAAGATGGCGATTCGTTAAACCAATATTCTCCTTTTTCAAAAATTTTGCTTTTAATAGTTGATTCTAATGCTTCAATCCAATTTTGAAATTCTATAGGCTCTTCATTAAATATTAAATCACAATAATTTCTTTTATTATTAGTGACAATACCTTTTTTAGTTTTAGATTTCGGAGTTTGAAATAATATAGGACCATCATTAATAGTAATTTTTGCTAAATATGTTCCTCCTTGTAACGGAATAGGTTTTTGTAATACGATATTATCAAATACTTCTTGTTGAATATTATTAATATCTAAAAGTAAATCCATTATGAGTAAATATAGAAAATTCCTTTTAATAGGATACGCAATAAAAAATATAATATTAGGAAATATAAATGAATTTTAAAGAAAAATTAATAAATGAATGTTTATCGGTATTGGGTCGAGATGATGTGAAAGACGAATTAAAAGAAGTGATGAAACCAATGATAGATATGTTTTTAAAGGAAGTATATCCTTATATTTATTTATCAATAATATTTGTTATAATAAGTTTTCTTTTAATTTTAGGAATATTTATATTACTATTGCGTAATAAATTATTAATAGATTTTTCAAAATTAAAATAGATGATAATATATATATGAATCAAAGAAGAACTAACAGAAAACAGAAAAGAAGAACTAACAGAAAACAAAAAAGAAGAACCCGTAAAAATAGAAGACAGCGAGGAGGTAATATTGGTTTATTTGATGCTTTACGCACTGCTATATTGCCTGTAGGAATAACTTATGCTTTAATGAAGAGTAAGAAAACTAGAAGACGTCGTAAATCAAAGAAAGGAGGTAAATCAAATAAAAGAAGACGCTAATTATTAAATAATATTTCAAAGTATATTAAATATTATTTAATAAATACTACTATATGGATTTAAATAGTAATATTAAAGAATGGGTTAATTTAGATAATGCGATTAAAGGTCGTTCAGATGAATTAAAAATGTTAAGGGAACAAAGAAACAACTTAACATCTAATATAACAAATTATGTAAATGAAAATAATTTAAGTGATGCCACTATAGAGATAACAGACGGTATATTAAAATTTAATACATTTAAACAGACATCTCCTTTGACATTTAAATTTTTAGAAAAGTGTTTAATGGAATGTATTGGTAATGAAGAACAAGTAATAAATATTATTAAATATGTGAAATCAAAGAGAGAAGTAAAGTATTATAACGACATTAAAAGAAGTTATAAGTAAATAATTTAGATATAAATATCTATATTAATAAATAATGTTATCTTCTAACAATAAAGTATATAATATTAAATCAAATTATGTAGATAATAGTATTGCTACAAAAAAGTTGTTTTATAATTTGGATAACGCACGTTTTAAAAAAAACCAATCTGAATTCAAAGATTGGTTAAATGAGGTAATATATTTAAATGGAAGCGATATGTTAAATGAAGATAGTTATGTTAGTAATTTAGAAAGAATACATACGTTTAATGATAATATCATTAGAATTTTAAAAAAACATGGTCTTAAAATTAAAAATGAAAAAGAGTTTAAAAACGAATTAGCAACATTTATATATAATTTAAGTTGATTAATATGAATGATAATTATTCTTTAGTAGATGAAGACGATTCAACAAAAGTTGAAATTTTAAAGCGTGATTTTTCAATAAATGATTTTTTAAAAGATAAATATACTAGAAATATATTGAAGGAAGATTTTTTTATCAGAGCTAATAAGATAGACGATGATATAATTAATTATTATAAAGATTTTGTTTCTTATAATAGAGATTCATTAATGTTATGTAAAGAGGATAATGGGAAGTATTATGCTAAATTATTGAATATTATACATAAGAACATTTCAGAAGATTACGATATTCAAATAATATATGATGACCCGGATATAGTAAATCATTTATTATCAAAATATGAATCTAAATTCCGTGAGTTAAATAATAATTAAAATAATATTAAAATATATATAATGGATAATAAGTTGTTTAAGAGTGATGATTTTATAATTTATCAAGAAGGAGGTAGTATTAAATCTTTAAATATGAAGTTATCGGTAGATCATAAAAAATTAAGTAAATTATCAGTTCCATTACCTTTAAATTTATTAACATCAAATAATTATATGACTGGTGGTGGTGTCGGTGAAAATATTTTAAGTAAGAATGAAAATAAGGAAGATGAAGTATCATTAATAGAAGAGAGTTTATATGATGATTTATTAAAACTAGCGAGTGAAAATTCAAAGAGATTAAATAAAACAAAGAAACGTAAATTATATATTAAAAAGAAAAGTAATAAACGTAATACTAGAAAAATGCATTAATTATTTATTATAATTTCAATAATTATTATAATAAATTTATATTTGATTCCATTTCTCTTGATTGAATGGATTTAACGATATTTTATCTAATTTTTTTTTATATTTATTCACCATTTTATTGAATCTTTTTTCTTCTTTAGTAGGTGGAAATGGTTGTTTTTGTTTAGCTTCCATTAAATTAACTTCAAAATCAGTAGGATTTCTTTTGGCTCCATAACAATTTACTCCAAATTTAACATATGGATTTACAATATACCCTCCATTAATACCTGGTCTTCCACAATCGTTTTTATGATTTTTATTTTTTTGAAGTTTTTTCCATGTTTTCATCTGAGTTGGAAATAAAGCCATTTGGTCATCACTCCATCCATATCCACACCATTCAGCTCCTTTATTAAATGCCTTTCTAACTTGGTCATATGTTGCTAATTCGGAATCAAGTGCTTTACATACTGCTTTGGCTTGTTTATAGTTATAAGTATTTTGTTTAACATGGAATACTTCTTTATCTTCTTCAGCAATAGCTGCCTTTTTCTTTCTGATTTCTAATTCTTGTTCGGGAGATAATATAACATCAATTTGAGGAGTTCCTTTGAATAAATTTCTTAAAGAAGTTGATATATCAAATCCATAAAAATATTGGAGTCCTTGTATCAAAATTAAAAACACGAATAATCCCCACATAATTATTTCAAAAAAGTTCAATGAATAATTAATAGATTGTGAAGAAAAGTTAGGTGATAATGGCGTTACTGTAGGTGTCCATAGAGACCATGGAGTAGTTGTATTAGAAGGAACAATAGATGTTGTTCCGTATGAGATATTACTAAATAATATTATGTATAATAATATGATAGTTATACTAATAATGATAATAGCATTTCTCGAAGTAGAATTAGCTAAATAATTATTAAATTTATTATATATAGTTTGATTTCCAGTGTTAGGTACTATATTTACATCCATTATATATATATATATATATGAAATTCATTTTATTTTGCGATAGAAAAGACAATAAGCGAGGGGAGATTTTATTTTTTCAGGAGTTCTAACACGAGAAACATTAGTATCATTAAAATGATACCAATTATCATTAGCATTTTTTACAAATGATGTATAATGTCCTCCTTCACAACTACCTGAATGATTACATACTCCGTATAAATTATATACATATTTATCATTATCATATCCAACAACATATTTTGTTAAATCTAAATTATTTATTGGAAAATCAATATATTGTTGATTTTTTCTGATGGAATTGGGAGAAATTAAGAATCTCTTGAATGTAATTATTAAAATATCTGGCAAACTCCAAAATTCTAAATGTTTTGTGCAAGTTTCTTTTTGATTTGTTTTTTCAATTAGAATTTTATCTTCTAAAGTTTCTTTTGTAAGATATAAATCAATACAATCAATTAAATTAACATTTTTCTTATCTGGAATAGGAATCTGTAAATTAAAGAAAGGTTCTGGTGTAATATTAATGTATTCACTTTCAGTAGATTCTATATTTGATATATGAACTCCATAAAAAAACTTAAGTATCTCTGAATATTCTTTTTTATACATATTTTTCATCATTTTATAACATACTTTTGCTAATTTGTCTGTTTCAGTTATAGCACTACCAGTAATATTCATTTTAACTTCTCTTTTAATAGCCATATGGAAACATTCTATTATAAATTCTAAAAATTCTGGTAAATCATTTTGGGCGAATCCAGTAAATAATTCTCTATCTTTTATTCTCGCAACTTTTTGGACAGCTTTAAGAAATCCTTTTGGAGATATAGTGCAGTTATCTGACCACATTAGTTTTCTTAAGTTATCCCATTCAATTAATATTAAACTAGAAGAATCCTTGTTTATTTTATTTTTGTATTCTTCTTCATTTAACATATTATTAAATTCATAACTATGTGAAAGACATTGCATAGTTGAATTTAAAAAACAAGTATTTCCTAAATTACACAAACCTGTTAATCCTTTATTTTCATATTCGGAAAAATTCATTTAAATAATATATATATATAGCCTCAAATTACATTTAAATATATTTTATTAATAAATATTATATAATGTCAAGAATAAATGATCAATTGATAGAAAGATATCTAAATATTGTTGATAATTATTTTTCTACAATGCAAGTAAGTCTTTCTAGTTTAAATAGAATATTAGAATTATATTTAGAAGGTGTTCAAAATGAAGGAGAACGACAATATGAATTAGAAAGAAATACTCAATCTAGTGTAAGACGTCGTAGAAATTTACGTTCTAGGGGAAGAACAGTAAGGTCTTTTAATATGAGTCCAGTTCAAGAAACGCCGGTTTTTAACTTTGGCAATAGAACAAGAACTTCAGCCCCAAATTTATTTGGAAATCCTGATCCCATTCAATATAGAAGTACTAGAATAATAAATCCTTTTGCAGAAAGAAATACTAGGATGAGTAATTTTATTAACGCAACTTTAAACAATGTATATAATAGACCAACTCCTGCTTCTCAAGAAGCTATTTCTAATCATACAACAGAATATTCATTTTCTGAAATATCTAATGAAACTACACAAGAAAGATGTCCTATTTCATTGACACAATTTGATGCGTCTAGTTCTATTTTAAGAATCAATGATTGTGGTCATATATTTGATAGAGCTAGCTTAATAAGATGGTTTGGATTAAATACTAGATGTCCTATATGTAGATTTAACATAGATCCTAATTCTACAATTAATAACAGAACTAATTCAACACAAACTAATACTACTGCTGGTGCTGGTGCTGGTGCTGGTGCTGGTTCTAGTTCTGGTGCTGGGGCTCGTGTTGTTTATAACACTACAGGAGAAACAACATTTAATAATTCACAAGGTGAGAGAGTTGGAATATTTGATATTTCTTTTACTATACCAAACTTTCTTCCGGTATCTTCTACTGACCCATCAAACAATGATATTGATGAACTAGTAGAAAATGTATCTACCGTATTAACTGAAGGTATAAATAATATGTTTAATACTACTATTAATAGAACAGATAATTCTGGAAATGGTATATTTCTATAATTAATAAATTGATTTTATATAATTTAAGTTTTTAGATTATATAAAAATGGACGATGAAATAGATTCCTTATTATGTTTTTGCCAACAATGGAATCCTAATATTCATGGTATAGAAGAAGATGACACACCTTACGTAAATTTATTAAAAACCAAAATGTTAGTATTAAATTGTAATATAGTCGGTGAAAATAATCATGAGTATATTGATGAGATTATAGATATAATGAATGATAGTGATAATCCAGAATTATCAGTTAGTATATGTAGAATAATGATAGCTAAAAAATATTATTTATACAGAAACAGAGTCTTTATTTTAGAAAATAAGGGAATATCTTTATTTCAAAAATTATGGAAAAAATATCATAACGAATATATACTTCCTAGAAAACAATTAAAAAATATTTTTAAACGTGAAATATATGGTAAATATATCATTTAATTATTTAAGTTGAAAGAATGATTTCTTAGCATTGTTTTTTGCTTGTTGCTTAGATTTTTTTACATAATATTCAAATATTAATCTATTAACCCATTTTTCTCTTTCTTTTGTTATTTTATCATCACATTTTTCTTCAGTAATCAACTCTTTTTCTAATTGTCTTTCTAATCCTCTCTGAAATCTTTTTAATTTTCCTATATTAGGTTTAAATTCAGTTATATCTTCTAATATTAAACAAAATACCTGTTGAACTGGTTTTTGAATTTGATTAGTAATATAATGTGAAAAGTCAGGTTTTAGATTATTATTTTTAATATATGTAGGGTCTTCAATTCTATCTCCTTGTAATTTGGGATTTCCTTTAGTCTGTATATAAATGAAAGGAACTCTGCTTCCAACTGCTGGTTTATTTCCAGGTTCTCTTTTTCCAATTCTATCAGCTAATACTTTATGTGCAACTTGTTTTGGATTCTTATAAAATTGTCTCAATGCTTTTCTAATTAATAGTTTATCTAACGAAAACTTTTCATTAACCATATCATTTAAGAAATTTTTAGTAAATTCTACAGCTTTATCTACATTATGTTCTTTCATAAGAATATCTATAATGCCTCCATAACAATCTTTTACTACAGGAGCATTATCTCTTCTCTTTAAAACAATCCCCATTGACTTTCTTTTAGATTTGTTTATATCAAATTCGTGTAGCATACCTACATATCTTTTTTTAGATAATAGTAGGAATGGGTCAAATGTTTTTTCATATTCTAGGTCATGAGGTGGTTTTAAGAATTTAGTGGCGATTTCACCTGCTTGAACAGCTAATTCAATAGTGATTTCTAACGCCTTTTTTCCAATAATTTTATTTCCATCCATATCTTCAAGATTAAACGTAAAGAATACAGAATCCGTATTTTTAACAATTAGTGGGTATCCTGTATTAAAATTTCCAGTTTCTGTTTCAATATCATATACAAAATCATTATTTTCAATAGTATATAATTCATCTACTTTTTTAAGCACATTTGAATTTTTTCTTTGTTTTGAAGACGATATGGTTAATCTAGTAATATTTGTCTTATCTTTTCTAGTATTTACTGATACATTTAATCCTAATGATTTAAACATATAAAACAACATACTAGACCCTATTTTTCCTTTATTTGATAATCTAATACTTTTAGCTTTTTCATTATTACATTTCGAACCATCTGCTGCGTAATATCCTGATAAATAAGCAAATTTTATATTTTGATTAGCATTTAAGAATTCAATAGGAACTATCTTATATTTATTTTCATTATAACAAACTTTTCTAAACATCATAATAAGTTCTTTATTTTTTTTAGTCTGTCCTCCATTAGGAACTAACTTATAAACTCCACTACTTTTAAATGTATTGTTAATCTTAAAGTTAAATCCAAATTCGTCAATACAAAATGTTCTTAATTTTGATAATAATTTATAATTTTGATTATTAAGAGCCCACGAATATTTTATTCCGCTAGGGCAATCATAGTTTCCACAACTTCCATCTCCAAAGAAGAATCCATATATAAATGCTCTTTTCTCTTCTTTAGTTTTGTATTGTATAGTTTCAATATAATCTAAGAAATTAGATAATTTCATATTATTATTTGTTTTAAAAGTGGGATAATTATGAAGTAAATTCATACCAATTTTAGTATCTTTTGGTTTAATAATGTTTTTGTTTTCATCTAATAAACTATGGTCTTCTGTGACATCGACCATACCAGTATGAGTAGTAATTCTATATATTTTTTTAGTTGTTTTATGTCTAATTACTCTATTAATATCAGACCATCCATTTGAAGTATATATTTGATAATCTTCAACATATTTTTGTTGTTTTTCTTTTCTATTGCTTTCACCTGCTTTAAATCCATCATAACTTCTCCAATCTTCTTTATTTGATAATTGAGAAATTTCTTTAAATTCTATATTTCCTGTATGTTTATTTCTTAGTAATAGTGGCGTGTCCTTAGTGACACTATCTCCATATACATATTCTGCTTTGCTTTTTACAGAGCCGTGATTTTTTGTTGGGACTACTGTATCGCCATAACATCCTTCTATTACATCTTTTGCGTAATATAATAACTTTCTACCTGTAGCAGTAGTGGATGCGGCAATATCTTTTTCATAAAATGAACTAGTTTTAGCTCCGCATTGACCATAAAGAGAATTAGCAACAATCTTTTTAGATAATTGTCTTTTATCCAAAACATTTTTCATAAAATCATTAAATCTATCTTCAACAGACTTAACATTTTTATTTTCTATTATGATAATATCATTATCTTCAGTAGTAATTACATGATGAGTTTCATTCTTTTTAAGAAGACCGTGAATTACTCTATCTTCTTTTGTAATTAATGTTTTATGTTTGGCTAGTTTTTTCGTAGCCTTTCTTGATTTAAGTAATTCTGATAATACGCTAGGCATAATAGCTTTTTCTCCGTTAGGGAATTGTGCGAATCTACAAACTTTATATCCAGTTTTAATTTTCTTAGCAGCTGCTTTGGGATGTTTTCTTTTATAAGTAAAAGTGTCATATTGAATATCAACATACTTATAATTAGGTAAATTATCATATATAAAATTTCCTTCTATATCACGCATTCCCCATATTATAGGTCTTCCTGTATGTGGATTAATCATAGGATTACCATTTAGATCATATTCTTTACTCCATACTTTACTATCGTGTGAAATATTTTCACTAATCATAGAAGATGGATATAGAGAAGCATAATCTACTACAGCAACCGGTTTATCCTTATAAAATCCTTTTTTGGGTGGAAGAACAATAGCTCCTTCATATCCACTTTTATCATAACTTTTGTTTATAAATGGCATTAAAGTTTTCTTTTCTCTACATTTCTGTGCGATGAAACTAAGAAGTCTAATGCCTTGTCCTCTTCTTATGATAAAATCCATAGGAACAGAACAGATACTTGATAATTCACTAACTCCAGTGATTATATCATTTTTAGACATTAATGTATGACATAAGTTGCAATCCTGATAACAATATTTCGCAATTATTGCTCTTTTATCAGGACCTTGTTTAGTATATTCAAAGATTTGGTGATGGTCAATATCATCCTTATTTAAACACCATTTAATAGTTAATTTTTTATTAATATCTAATTTATGATTAATTTTGAAAGTATGATTTTCTTTATCTAAATCAAATATTTTAAATTTTTTTCCTTCTAAATACATATCGGATGAATGAGCAATAATCTGAAATGATACAAAATGACCGGTTTCAAGTCCAGTTAGATTTTTACTATTTATAACTGATATATCATCTACAACATTATAATCTGATACTTTATCACTGATGAAATGACTAGCAACAAAATCCAGTTTATATGAATCTAGATTAACTTCTTTTCTGAAATAATTCAAGAGGTCAATCTGTATTCTTCCGGGGATTTTTGCATAAACATCTTCATATGTTCCACTAGCAACCGTAGTAGTTGATTTGACTACTTTACATTCTTCATTTAGATTCTTAGATAAGTTTAAAAACTCTTCTTTTATACCTAATTCATCAGCTCGGTCTATCATAAAACTCCAATCAAATCCAAATGTATTATATCCAATAATTATATTTGGGTCTTCACGTTGAATCATTTTTGTCCATCCCAATAGTAATTCTTCTTCAGTATCATAAGATTCGATTACCCGATTGGGGACTTCTGGAACATCATCACAAGAATTTAGAACTACCATATGATTTAAATATATGTTATCATCTGTTATTTTTTTAAAAGTGCTTCCTATAAAGGTGACCGTATCACCTTCAATATCTGGAAATTTATATTTTTTTACTTTTTTATAATTTTTAAAAATTTTTCTATTGATTAATTCATCAATTAGTTTCTTTTTATCTTCTGGTTTTATTTTTTCATTATCTAATATCTCAATAATATTTTCATCTGAAATAAATTTATTTA